GGCGAGCGGAGCGGGCACTGCTCTCGGTGGTGCAGGAGGCCTATGTGGCAGGCGTCAGCACGCGCCGCGTGGAGGGCCTGGTCGAAGCGCTCGGGATCGCCTCGATGAGCAGGAGCGAGGTCAGCCGGGTCTGCGCGGCGCTCGACAGCGAGGTCGCTGCCTTCCGTAGCCGCTCGCTCGTCGGTGAGCGCTATGCCTACCTCTGGCTCGACGCGACCTATGTGAAGGTGCGCGAGGCGGGGCGGGTGGGGAGCGTGGCCTGGGCGGGAGGGGGGGAGCGGGGCTGGGTGGGGGGGGGGGGGAAAACCAGGGGCGTTCGTGTTTGTCGACCTCATTGCAATTTTACGCGCGGCTTTTCCCAGAAATCACTGTGACATTTCAGTTACATGTCCGTACCTGCTATGGACAATCACTTTCCGTTATTCAACATCATCCACGGTACGTTCATTGGTGACGGTTCGGTTATTAGCGTTAGGCGGTATGGAACACGCCAATACCGAACAATTCATGGGTCCACGGCTCCGGGCGTTGCCGAACGACCGGAAACGCCGGTTTGCGGTTTTGATGGCCGGTGGCGAGCTTAACCAGACGGAGGCGGCCCGGGAGGCTGGCTACTCGGACCAGAGTGGTGCCGCGAAGGTACAGGCCTGCCTCATGATGCAGGACCCGGACGTCAAGGCTGCGATCGAGGAATGCACGCGCGGCCAGATGGATGCCCTGGCTCCGAAGGCGATCGCGTGTGCAAAGGCCATTTTGGATGACCCGGGCCACAAGAAGCACGCTTTCATGACGGTGGCGGTTCTGGACCGGACCGGCTTCTTTGCCAAGACGGAGCACAAGGTCACGGTCGAGCATACCGTCGACCTGAAGGAGCTCGAAGCCCTGGCCCGCCGGCTGGCGCTCGAGGGCGGCATCCCGGTGGAGCGGCTGATCGGGGTGAATGGGCTGGGCGGGAAGGTCATTGAGCACCAGCCCGCATCAGGTGTTTCACGTGAAACTTTAACGGAGACTGACAAGTGATTGATTTCTCTAGATTATCAGTATCGCAAGCCCTTGGTTGGCCCACTACGATTGTACTAATCATCGGTTTCCTCTCAATTGCGCTGTCGATCGGGTTCGCCATTCGCTGGCTGGTGATGTTGGTGGTATGACTGACGTCCCGCTCACCCCTGCCGAGCGCCGCCGGGCGCTGGAATTCATTGCGTACCGGCAGAAGTACCGGCACATGGCGTTTTTTGTGCCGTATCCGAAACAGGCGATGTTTCTCATTCTTGGCAGTTCTAAGCGAGAACGCCTGTTCATGGCAGGTAATCGGTGCGGCAAGACGGAGACGGGGGCTTATGAAGCTGCTTTACACGCGACTGGTGACTATCCAGCGGACTGGAAGGGAAAGTGCTTTGATCACCCGACAATCGGCTGGGTCTGCGGCCAGACTTCACTCGCTGTACGTGACATCTGCCAAGCTAAGCTTCTCGGCTCTCCAGGCGTTGTTAGCGCGCAAGGAACCGGGATGCTACCAAAGGACGCGATCGTGGACACTTCCCTGGCGCGAGGTGTTACAGACGCAATTGATACGGTCCAGGTACGGCACGTGTCTGGTGGGATTTCGATTATACGCTTCAAGAGTTACGAACAGGGCCGGGCAAAGTTCCAGGGCGAAGGCTTGGATTGGATTTGGTTTGACGAGGAGCCGGAGCTCGACATTTATTCGGAAGGGTTGACCCGTATCGGTGAGCGCAACGGCATCGCGTGGATGACGTTCACGCCGTTGCTCGGGCGCTCCGCGGTGGTGCTGCGGTTTCTCGAGGAGCCGTCACCCGATCGCGATCACGTGCCGATGTCGATCGACGACATTCCGCCGGACGGCCACATCTCGGTCGCACAGCGACAGAAGATCATCGACGGCTACCTGCCGCATGAACGGGAGGCTCGTTCTCTCGGTATCCCGTTTCTTGGCTCCGGGCGAATTCTCATCACGCCCGAGCAATTCCTGATCGAACCTCCGATCGAGCACATCCCGTCATACTGGAAGAAGCTGTGGGGCATCGACTTCGGCATCGGCCATCCATTCGCGGCCGTGCTTATCCTGTGGGACGCCGACAATGACGTCATTCACGTGCACGGCACGGTCCGCATGGCCGACGCGCTGTCGATCGTGCACGCGGCCGCGATGCGTAAGATCGCCATCTCGGTCCCGGTGGCATGGCCGCGTGATGGCAGCGATCGCGACAAGAACACCGGCGCCCCGCTAAAGGACGGCTACAAGGCACACGGCCTCAAGATGCTCGACCATCACGCCACCTGGCCGGACGGATCGGTCAGTACGGAGGCCGGCATCGAGGAGATGGACGAGCGCGAGAAGACCGGCCGGCTCAAGTACGCGGCGCAATTGTCGGACATCCTGGAGGAACGGCGCTTCTATCACCGCCGTGACGGCAAGATCGTCAAGGTCAAGGACGATCTCATGTCGGCACTTCGCATCGCCATCATGATGCGGCGTTTTGCCCGTGCGGTCTCGATCGGCGCCATCGACAACCCGCCCCCTGACCACAATAGCGGGCTGGCCCGGAATGTGAACTTTGATCCGTTCTGACGGCGTTGATTCATTCCAGTATGGTCGACGGCTCAAGTAATTCAAGAAACTTGGCAGTCTCGGCGACATAATCAGCCGTATATAACTTGTTGAGCCGATTCATATATTCAGAGAGCATGCCAATTGTTATTGGCGGCAGGTACTTGAAACGCTCGGCAATTTCAACGGCTGTCAGGTTTTCACACATCTGATTCTCCTCACGGTTTGGCATTTCCACTCAATAACACAGTCTTTGATTGTCTGACAGTACGTTGTGACTGTCTGTCAGTATTACCACCATCCCGGCTGTCAACTTCTACTCGGCGAAGCCGACAGGATGACAGCCATGCCTCTCGACGCGACTTCATTTGCCGGACAAGGCGGTTTTGGCGGTGCGGCCGGCGATCTGCTCGGCGGGCAGTTGCAGGACGATACCGAGGAGATGAAGCGCCGCAAGCTCCTGTTGCAGCAGATGCAGGAGGCAGTCAGCCCGCTTGGTGCCTCGAGCATGCTTGGGCTGCCGGGCGGTGGCGGATCGCGATTGCGGTCTGGGGGGCTGCGTGCAAGCCAGGGGTATTGATTCCATCTGGCAACGGCATGCCGATGAGGTGCGCGGGCTGTGGCAGGCCCGGATGCTTGTCCATACGCACCGCCGCGGTATCGGTGCCGTCGTGCTCTCGATCCTGGCGCACTATTACGATGCCGACAAGCTCGAGATATTGCTGAAGATCGTCTTCCCGGCGTTTCATTCCATCAAGCCGCCGTTCATCTGCAGTGCCGCCAAGGTCGACAAGACCGGTGCGGTGATTGTCGATTATGTGCGGCGTGACAACGAGGCACCGCGCAAGGATTGCGTCATCTTCAAGAGCATCGACGACATGAGGGGCCAGCTTCGCCGGCTCGCCGACCGGATGAAGCTCGACGATACCGATCGTGACGAGTTCTTCACGCTGGCCCGCAAATGGGTGGTGGCCGATCGACGGCTCGATCCCGCCATGGACCCACAGGACCCGGATGCAAAGAGATTGACGGTGCACTGACATGCCGGAAATCGTGGATCATTTCGATGACTTGACGACTATCCGGTCGGTTGAAGATCAGCAGGAGAAGAATGTCGATGAGCAGGAAAAGGATAAATCCAATCAAATAAAAGGTTTGATCGAGCCCGGAAATATCGATCTGGAAACACGCCCCGTTGTCCGCAACAAAGATGGATCGATCAGCACAGTGCGATCGATGTCGGTTAATTTTGGTAAGGGTGAAGTTCTGATTCCGACAGTGAGCGAAGATGGTCGGATCATGTCGGATGATGATGCTATTGCGCAATATAAGAAGACCGGAAAGCATCTTGGTAAATTTGATACGCCCGAAAATGCAACAACATATGCCGAGAGATTGCATAAATCGCAGGAAGAACTTTACAAATCCAGAAAGACTAAGTGATGGCGACTGCAGTCAGCACCATTGCGCGCGCCGGCGTCTATGCCAGTACCGGACAGATGCAAGGCTCGCCACGCGCCGTCACCGATGCCGAGCGTGAGGTTGTGCGCGATATCATGCAGGAGTTCAGCCAGTACGTGAGCTGGCGTTCGACATTTGCGATGCAGTGGGAAGAGGCGGCCGAGCTCATCCTCCCCACCAGCCGCAACACATTCTTCTATCAGAATTTTACCTGGCCGGGACAGAAGAAGACGCAACAGCAGATCGATGCGTCCGGCATGATGGCGTTGCACCGGTTCGCCGCCATCTGCGACTCTCTGCTCACGCCGCGCAACATGACGTGGCACACGCTGAGCGCCAATGACGACTACGTGATGAAGGACCGCGCAACGAGGCTGTGGTTTGAAAAAGTCACCAGGATACTTTTCAAATATCGTTACGCTCCCAACGCGAACTTCTCGTCGCAGAACAATTCTAACTTTCAATCCCTTGGTGCATTCGGTAATGCCACGATGTTCATCGATGCATTCGATGGTCGCGACTATGGCAATCAGGTCGGGCTGCGCTACAAGGCGGTGCCGCTCGGCGAGTGTTTCTTCGGTGAGAACCACCAGGGCCGCGTCGACAGGATCATCCGCTGGTTTCGCATGACAGCGTATCAGGCCGTGCAGAAGTGGGGACCCGCGATGCTGCCGGCCGGGCTGCAGTCGGC